TGATACGATTGCAACAGTCAATACTGCTGCTTATTTTACTGGTGAATCACTTAATATGATTGGTCTTAATGACGTAATCATTGCTGTGACTTCTACTGGTGGTACTCCAGTGGTTACTTTGACTTATGCAAATGCATCAACTGGTTCAGCTATCGACGTTGTGGATGGCTTAACTGTAACTGCAACTGACTCAGATTAAGAGTTAACATGGCTACATCAACATCAGCAACTTCTCCCATTGACGTATGCACAAGATCGCTGGTGTTGATTGGCGCCCAGCCAATGACATCTTTTGATGATGGATCAAATGAAGCTTTGGTAGCTGTGAATCTTTATGAGGATACAGCCCAAGCATCACTTGTTAATACAAGGTGGCGCTTTGCTGTTAATCAAGCTGTCGCTAACAGATTGTCAGATGCACCGACAGGACGTTGGGATGCTAGTTATCAAATCCCTTCGGATTCCCTTATGGTAAATACTGTAACAATAAATGATCGATCTATTGAATACCAAATTTATGGTAATTTTATTTTTAATAACGCTACTGTTAATGATGAAGTTATTATTGATTATAACTTTCGACAGGATGAAAGCCGATGGCCTTCTTATTTTACACAGGCTGTCGTCTATGAACTTGCTGGACATTTTGCTTTATCGCTTGCACGGAATGATCAAATGTCGAACAACATGTTTGACAAAGCACGTTTCTTTATGCAGAAAGCAAGAACCTTAGACAGCCAGCAACAGACGACTTTGAAACTCAATACCAATCGTTTCATAACAGCACGTCGTCAAACAGGTAACATATCGAGTATTAGCTAATGGCTCGTATCCGTGTTCCATTGAACAACTTTGAACGTGGAGAAGTAAGTCCTTCAATGACATCAAGAACTGATTTGAATGTGTATGTTCAATCAGCTGAAAAGGTACGCAACTTTTTCCTAATGGCAGAGGGTGGAGTTAAACGTCGTCCTGGTACTGAGTTTATTTATAAATGGAGTTCTATAACAGCAACTTTACCAACTTTTACAATTACAGTTACTGATTACGAAAACATTGCAACAGGATCAACGATTAAATTTTTTAAGCAAGATGGCACATTAATAACAGTAGAATTTGAAACAGCTGGTGGTACATCACCGAGTTCTTCTTCAGGCAATACTCATTATGTAAGAGCCAATGAATCTAATGATACAACAGCTGATAATCTCTATACAGCTATTAATGCTATTAGTGGTTTTACTGTATCCAATCCTTCAGCTAATGTTGTAACTGTTCAAAGAGATGCGTATGGAAATTCTAATCTTACTGTAAAAGCATCAGATACAGGACGACTTGCATCTACTAATTTTAGTGGAAATGACCGATTGCAAGTTCGTATTGAAGCGTTTAAATTTTCGGATGACGAACGTTACATTGTTGCTTTCAGTGCCGGTCAATGTGACTTCTTTCGTATTGTTGCATCAACTGGTGTTATTTCACATATTCAAACATTAACACAAGACACAGACAGTGCTACTTTGCCTTGGACAACCGATACGATTGAAGCGACAACCTTTGCACAATCAGCTGATAATATGTTTATCTGTCATTCAACGCATCAACCTATGCGTATTGTCCGAACGAGTTTAACAGCGTTTGAAGTTCGTAAATATGTTTTTGATACAACAACTGCAGATGATGAAACATTTCAACCTTATTTTTCTTTTCAAGCAAGTGGTGTAACATTAACTCCACAAGCTACAAGTGGAACAGGCAAGACAATGACGACGTCATCGGCTTATTGGGTGTCAGGTCATGTTGGTAAGATTATTCGTTATGCTGGTAATGAAGTTTTAATAACTGGTTATACGAGTGCAACTGTCGTAACAGGAACAGTTCGTAAAACATTATCAGCAACAACTGCTTCTACAAATTGGGATGAACAATCTTTTTCATCAGTTCGTGGATTCCCATCAGCTGTTACTTTCCATGAAGATCGTCTTTGGTTTGGAGGAACAACTGATCAACCAGACGGCATTTTTGCATCGAAGACAAGTGAGTATTTTAATTTTGATGTTGATGATGCATCAGCTGATGACAGCATACAGTTTGCAATTAGTGCTGGAGAATTTAATACTATCCGTCACATGACATCATCACGAGACTTACAAATTTTTACTAGTACATCAGAGTTCTATATTCCTTCTTTTGCTGATAGTGCTTTAACTCCAACCAATGCACAGGTAAGAAGACAAACACCTTTTGGAACATCGCTTGCTCGACCTATGCCTTTTGATGGTGCAACATTGTATGTTCAAAAAGGAGGTAAAACTATTCGTGAGTTTGTTTTTTCTGATAAAGAATCAGCCTATGTATCGACACCAATATCATTGCTATCATCTCATTTAATTGTTGATCCTGTACAACTAACAGCTATGCGTGGTGCTTTAGCACGACCAGAGAGTTATGCTTTTTATGTAAACAATGATGGAACTGTCGCCGTCTTTCATTCTATTCGTAATGAAGAAAAAGCTGGGTGGACATTGTGGACAACCAAAGGTTCTTATCATTCTATGTGTACTGTTGATGAACGATTGTTTGCTGTTGTTGCTAGGGATTTAGGTGGTGGTACAACACGCTTTATGCTAGAAGAATTTCTTGATACTGCATCTGTTGATTGCAGTGATGACTTTAGTGGTTCGTCAGGTGTATTTACAACCAATACAATTTTTGATAACAACGCTGTTTTAGATGTTGTTGATGGCTTCAACTATCTCGGTTCGTTTACTCAAGGATCTAACCAAATCGATGTTTCTTCGGTAAATTCCTCCCTATCGTCGGCAGAGATTGGTTTTGGTTTTACATGCATCCTGACGACACTTCCTATTGATGCACAAGTTGATGGTGGTCCTTTGACAGCCGAACCAAGACAAGTTACTCGTGTTAATCTTGACCTTGTTGATTCACTTTCAGTTTCTGTGGGTAGTGGTGGAACATCGGTTCCTCTTATATTGCAAAAAGTTACTGATGATTTCTCAGATGGGTTTTCATTATTTAATGGCAAAAAGGAGTTTCGTATGCTGGGGTATAGCAGTGATCCAAGAGTTTTTATAACGCAGACGGCGCCAGTGGCTTTGCAGATTAACGGCATGATAGTGGAGATAGCGTTCTAATGTGTATTCCTGGTCCTCAATTATATTTATTTACAACGATTGCTTCAAGCATGGCGTCGTATCAAGCAAATCAATCAATGGCAAATGCTGAGATTAATGCATCGATTCGTACAGCTGAACGTATTGATCAAGAAAAACAAATGGCAAAGCTAAATGCTGAACAGGAAGAAACAGATCGTATGAAAAGTTTTTCTGAAAGCATGGCATCAAACATTGCTTTCCGTGCCTATCTTGGTCGTGATGCAAGTGATCCTTCTTTTAAAGCCTTTGAGAAATCAAACTATGAAACCTATGAAACAGATATAAAACGTATTGGCATACAATCAGATGCTATGGAAAAGAACTATAATTTAAAAAAGACTGAAACAATATCTTATGCAAAAGATCGTGCAAGGTCACTTCGCAAATCAGGGTTGATAAGTTTACTGTCAAATACAGGAACAGGAATTTCTGAATACAAATCACTTGATACAGGAGAATCTAACTAATGGCTGTCATCCGTGAAAAAAGTAGAATGTTTAATAAACCTATCGGCGTTGTAAAATCACAAGTTTTATCAGGGGAAGCTGAAACATGGAAAACAATATCAGAAACATCACAAGCTTTATCAGCACAAGTATTTAAACAATCAGCAATAGAAGCCGATCTTGCTGGACAAAGAAAAGCAATGTCAGCTGATATTCTAGATGATAACGGAAACATTATTAAAGCTGAATTGCCTTCAGGTATGGGGTTGATTGGTAAACGTGCTTTTGAAAAACAGATGATGAGCCGTTATCAAAACCAGTTGCAAGTGTCAATTGATAACAAAGTTATGATAGCCTTACAAGATAATCCTTCTGATTCAGAATCTTTCAATACATCAGCATCGATTGCTATTGGTGCTTTAAAAGATTCGGTTGATCCTGAGTTCCATGGATTTATTCAGGATTATGGTTCAGCTAAAATTTCAGCTGGAACCAATACAGCTTTACGAAATAAACTTCAGATTGAATCTGAACAACGCTATGCAGAAACATTTGAACTATCAACACAGATGGCAAATCAATCTATTAATGCTTTTTTACAAGGCAACAAAAGATTAGGTGAAGACTTACAGGCTCGTATTGAAAATATGTGGGTTGACGCCGTCAACAATAGAGATGCAACAGCGTCACAGAAAACAAATATAGTTGCTGAACTACGACGCAACATTATGAAAGCACGTTTAGGAGATGCTACAAAAGGATTTAATAGTGAAGAAATACTAGCAGTTGTAAGTGCTACAGCACAAGGTCGTGTTATTGATTTAGTAGATACTGAAAGAATGGTTAAAACTGGTGTTTCATTTGATACTATTAAAACATTAATTGATAGCAATCCTCATGTTCTTGATAATGATACAATCGCACGGCACATAACATCTTTAGAACAAATACAAAAGAAACTTGAAAATGACCAAGCTGTTCAACTTGAAAATATAAATTTTCAAAAATTGTTAGCTACAGGGCAACAGACACCAATACCACCAAAATTTATGAACGCTTATACATCTTATGTTTTTAATCAATCAGGAGTATCGTTTGATCCATCAAAGCCTTTAACATCTGATCAAATTATTCAATTAGTTAAAGATGAAAAAAACCAATTTTATACTATAATTGAGCAACAACAAAAGATACCTAAAGTTTTAGAAAATCATTTTACACGTTTAACTACTGGACAATTAAAAAATGATGAAGCTTTTGCTATGATGGAAATGTTTCAAAACATGAAAAACAATATGTCAAGTACAGGTATTCCTCGTGATATAACAAGTGCTTTTGGTTTAAAGCCTGGATTAAATGGTAAATTAACAGCGATTAACAATCTTATAACTTTTGATAACACAGCTGAAGGATTGAAGTTTGCTATTGATTCAGCAAATGTGCCAGAAAATTTACGTGTTAATAAAGCAATTGATTCAATAAATAGAGATATGAAACCTGATCAAGCGATTGAAACTTTTAAAGGTGCTAAAGCTTTTATGTTTCGTGAATTAGCTAAAGAATTTGGCGACAATTTAATTGCTAACGAAGTTGTTGATGAAACATTAATGTTAGCAAATATAACTGGTGCTGAAGATGCATTGGAGATAATGACGGCGACTGTTCGGCAAAAATGGGTGCAGTCTGCATATACTGTTGATTTACGTTCAGGTGGTACTGCTCTTCAAACAAGGTATTCTCCTGAAGTTATTTTTGGTAGTGGTACTTCTGTTTTGCAAAACTTTGAAGCAGAGGTTCGTAAACTAAGTGGTGTTAAGGATGCAGTTTTGGGTGAAAATGTTTTTGTTATGGTTGATCCTAATTCGGCAAACAGCAATGTGCGTTACTATTTGATGAAAGGTGAAGCTGGTGGATCGATTGAGCCTATTATTAAAAAGAATCCTAAAACACAGGAATCTGAAATGATTTCTATAGAATTAATTGAATACGCTGATCAAATGGATAAAGCGTATAAAGAAAGATTAAAACAAAATTTAGATTATACAAAATTAATTTACCAGGCAAATAAAGACTTAGAAGATTATCAATACCCTATTATGCCATCAATTGGTGGTGGTGGTTCTTATGAAGAAATTTATGGTATTGATGAATTGAAAGCATTTTAATGGCTGATCTTGGCAAACCTTTAGTAGCGTATGATAGTATGTCTATGGCTGAAGCCGATCCTTCTTTTTGGGATGGAATGTCAGCAACTTATGGTTATCAATACCGACCAATCATGGGTGCTTTATATGGTTCAACATTTGAAGAAGATGAAAACTTTGATATTTTTCAACATCTTTCTTTAGGTGATTTAGAAAATCGTAACAGAGCTTCGTTTCTTACACAGGCACGTTCTAAAGATCATTTAAATTATTTAAGAAACCATGCTGATAAAATGCAGAACAATCGTGATGTTATGTCACGAACAGGTTGGGGTTCTATAATTACAGCTGGTATTCTTGATCCTGTTAATCTTCTTTCATTGCCGTTCAAAGGTGTAACAATGACAGCCAGAGCAATTAGTGGTGCTAAATCAGGTTTTGTTATTGGTGCTGGAGTAGAAGCTATACGTGCGCCTTTCGATCCTGATAGCAGTCTTATGGAAACAGGCGTAAACATTGCTGGATCAACAGCATTGGTTGGTGTGCTTGGTGGATTGACAGGCGTAAGAGGATCGTTTCGTCATGCAAAACGTTTTGGTGATGACCAACAAGCCGTTGCTAAAGCAATTGATGAAACACGAACAACACCTTTTAATTATAAAGATAATCGTTTTGTTAATTCTCCTTTGTTTCAAGCTGTGACGACGCCATTCAAACGTGTTATGCAATCATCGGCTCCTCAATCAGTAAAAAAATTAATGCTTCAAATTGGTGGTGATGGTGGTTTAACACAAGCTTTTAATATGGCTGGTCAAGGTATATCGTCAGTCTTTCAGAGATCCGTAACATATTTTGGCGATTATATAGCGCACTCTAATAAGATGACAAATATATACCATGATTTTTTAAAAGGTGCTGGTGAACGAATACCTTGGGGGTCAAAAGATTTTAAAGAGTTTGCTGATCGTCTTGGAAGAGAAAGAATATTAAGGGAAGCTGATGCTAGTCGTCCTCGTTTATCGGTTCACGAAGAGCGTTTTATTGATGAGATGGATTTGTTCTATACAAGATATGGTGTTCAGATGATTGATAATGGAATGTTGCTTACTAAAAAATCATTAATTGAAAAAATTAAAACTTTAGAAAATAAAGTTAAAGATTTAAGCAATAAATTTAAAGCAAAAAAAGATGGTAGAGAAAAAATTCAGTTAAGAAAAATGCTTGATAGAACAGAAAAAAATTTACAAGATGCCAAAGTATTAGAAAAGTTAGATTTTGATCCTAAATATAAAGGAACTTATTTTCCTAGATATTTTAAAATAGATACTATTGCTACAAGAATAGACGAATTTAAAGACATTTTAAAAAAATGGTACACAGATAATCCTTTTCTTACAAAAGAAATGATTAAAGGTGAAAAATTAAAAGTTACTATTGAAAATAATCAAATTAAAATTTTAGAAAAACAACAACTTATTAAAGACATTGAATTAAAAAAACATGGTTCTGAATTTAGAAAAAATAACCCAGACAAATTTAAAAATACTGGTGGAGTAGATTCCAAAAGTTTTTACACCGACAAACAACTTAATGCATTAAAAAAATTAAAGAATGAGATACCAATACTTGAATCAAAAATAAATGCAGATGAGATTAAACTTACACAAATAGAAATAAATATGCCAATTAGAATTGAAGAAGCTGTTGATGAAACAGTTAACAAAATTCTTAATAAGACAACTATGGAAGATGACTTTATGGGTCATGGTTTATCAAAACATCTACGTCATAGAGAACTTGATATCCCTAATCATTTGATTCTTGATTTTATTGAAACCAACCCTCTTGATGTTGCGATGTATTACATTATGCGTACAGGATCAAAAATTGAATTTGCAAATACTTTTAAAGGAAAATCAATCAACGATCTTATTGATGAAGAACAACTAGCTATGGTGCAATCAGGTATGGATGATACAGCAATAGCTAAAACTACATCAGAAATATTACATATGTATGATCGTGTCGTCGGCACAGCTGTTCATAGACCTGATGCTTTAAACAGAAGAATATCACGAGCGTTAACTGATTGGACAGCTTATGTTTTTCTTGGTCGTGCTGGTCTATCATCATTACCTGAACTTGGTATGATTATTATGCAACATGCTAGTAAACAAGGACCACTCGGATGGCAAAATATTGGTGGCACATTATCTGGTTTAAAAGATTTAAAGGCTTTGGGGTTAAGTGCCAAGGAGGTTCAGTTAGCTGGTGAAGCTTTGGATATGGTTCTTGGCATGGCACACAACCGAATGTATGAAGATTATTTAAGAAACCCTTTTGTTAAAGGTGTCTCAAAATTAAATGAACAGGGCAAACGTGCTTTCTATACAATGAACGGATTAGCACCTATTACTCAAATAACTAAAATGATGACAGGTGTTTTAGGTCAGCATACTTTAGTGGATCGATGCATTAAACTTGTCAACGGCACACTTGATCAGGAAGGTATTGAGTTGTTATCACGTTATGGTTTAGTAATGCGTGATGCTAAAAAAATTAAAAGGTTGTTTGATGACGGCGTCATTGAAACATCAGAATCAGGTAATTTAATTGTTGCCAACACCGAAGCATGGGGTGATGTTAATCAAGCTCTTGTTCGTAAATTTCGTGGTGCTTTAAATACTATGACACGCAACACAATTATCAATGCAACGCCAGCAGATAAGCCAACAATTATTGATGGTGTTGTGTATGCTAAAATGAATCCAGCATTAAGAGCATTAGGTTTTAAAGTTGATAAACGATCAAGCTTTGGTGATACAGAAATGGTTCGTATAGAAAATGGTTTGATGGCTTTGCCATTTCAATTCTGGAACTATACATTAGGTGCAACAACAAAAATACTTGCCAGCAGTTTTGATGCTGAAAGAACAGGCAAGGTAGCTGGGTTTACTACAATGATGGCACTTGGTTATCTAACCTTATACTTAAAGAATCCTGGTTCGTTTAATCGTATGGATTATGAAGATCAACTTGCTCGATCTATTGATCAGACAGGCATTACAGGAATTTACAGCGATTTGTTTTATATGGGTTTGCATGCACGGCATCGTATGGGTGACATGGATCGTGACGATACGTTTATTCAACCTAAGTATCGTGTTGAAGCTAGTCCATTAGGTGCTGGTTTGGAAAGTACGGCTGATTTTGCTGGTGCAACACCAAGTTATTTATTTGATATTGCTGATACGATTAATCATTTTGCTGAAGGAGAAACAGATGAAGGTATTCGTCAAGCTTTACGTTCAGCACCTTTATCAAGTTTATACGGAATGAGAACACTTATGGGTGAAACTTTAGATTTAACAGGCGTAGGAAGATATTAAATGTGTTGGTTAAAATTTATTAGTTTTTTTAAAAAATATAATAAAGAAATAAAATATTTAAGTGGTAAAAAATGAGCAAAGATGAATTAAAAATCAGTGATGACAGCCATATCAATATTCCATTACGCAATTTAATATCTATGATTGCTCTTACTGGCTTATCGGTTTGGCTTTACTTTGGATTAACTGAAAGACTAACGTTTCTTGAACACCAAATGGAAATGCTCACAATTGAAGTAGAAGAAAATGATACATGGATAGATGGATGGGAGCCACCTAAATCTGTAAGTGAAAGTATTGTTCGCATGAGAGATATTGAAATTCAATTAAAATTATTAGAACAAAAAGTTACATTATATACTGAAGATGTAATGATTGAATAATTTATGAGGGGTATTTTTAGCATGGGTGCCATTGATATCCCTCACCAAACAAGGTTTTTGTGTGTAGAAATTATTTTAACTAGCAATTAGGGTGCGATTATGGCTTTAGATATTAGTGCAACAAGTCCAAGAGTTCAATACACAGTAGGCAGTTCGTCGACGACAACCTTTGCTTATGGGTTTCCTATCTTTCAAGAAGCTGATCTCAAGGTTTATGTTGATTCAACACTTAAAACTTTAACAACACATTACAGTGTAACAGGTGAGGGTACAACATCTGGTGGCAATGTTGTTTTTGGTAGTGGTCTTACAAATTGTACTGTTACAATTTTTCGAGATGTTGAGATTGCTAGGACAACTGATTTTCCAACTTCAGGTTCATTTCAGGTTGGTTCATTAAATACAGAACTTGATACAATCACTGCTGTTCAACAAGAACTTGAAGATAAAATTAATAGATCGGTACGTCTTGACGATGAAGACAGTGCTGTTGCAATGACATTGCCGTTAAAGGCTGATCGTATTGGGAAGATACTAGGATTTAATTCTTCTACAGGAGTTCCAGAATCTTTTGTATATCTTACTAATGAAAATACTGTTGCCTTAGATGGATTAACAGCTGGTACTGTATTAGCCAGCAAGTATGTTCTTGTAGATAGTAATAAAGATATTACTGGATTTAGGAATATTACTTTATCAGGTGAACTTGATGCTGGTTCATTAGATGTTTCTGGTGATGCTGACATTAATGGAACCTTAGAAGCTGATGCTATAACAATAGATGGAGTAACATTAGCTGAAACGATTGCCGATACAGTTGGCGCAATGGTTAGTTCAAACACAGAAACAGGAATTACAGTTTCTTATGAAGATGGTGATAATACTCTCGACTTTGCTTTAGGAGCATCACAGACAACGATTACATCTTTGTTAGCTACCGATATTAAGATTGGAGAAGATAACGAAACAAAGATAGATTTTGAAACAGCCGATACAATTAACTTTTATGCTGGAAATGAAAAACAATTAATACTTACTGATGGTGCATTAACTCCTGGTTCTAATGCAATCCTTGATTTAGGAACTGATGCTCTTGAATTTAAGGATGCGTATTTTGATGGCACTGTTGAAGCTGATGCTTATACTGTCGCTGGTACAGCATTGGCAACTTTTATAAGAGATACTGTTGGAACTAATATGCTTTCAAGTAATATTGAAACTGGCATTGCTGTTACTTATGATACAACAAATGACAATATAGATTTTGCATTAGAAGCATCGCAAACTGTATTTACATCTATAACAAATACAGGTTTGGTTATAGGCAGAGATGCCGATAATGATATTGACTTTGCTACTGATAATACAATTTTGTTTAGAGCAAATGGTGCAGACCAACTTAAACTTGTTGATGGTGTTTTATCTCCTGTAACTGATGCAGATGTTGATTTAGGAAGTTCTTCATTACAATTTAAAGATGCTTATATACATGGAACATTAGAAGCAGATGCTATTACTATTGGAGGTACAACTTTATCAGAAACTATAGCCGACACTGTAGGAGCAATGGTAGGTTCTAATACTGAAACAGGTATTGCTGTAACTTATGAGGATAGTGATAATACTTTAGATTTTGTTATTGGTGCTGGTTCGATAGTCAATTCAATGTTAGCTGATGATGCAGTTGGTGCAGATGAGTTAGCAAGTAATGCCGTTGTTACAGCATCAATTGTAGCTGATGCAGTAACAGGAGCAAAGATAGCTGACGACCAAATTGATAGTGAACATTATATTGATGGTTCTATAGATACAGCCCATATTGCTGACGATCAAATCACACAGGCAAAGATGGCTGATGATGCTATTGGTGCTGACCAACTTGCATCAAGTGCCGTCGTCACAGCATCTATTGTTGATGATAATGTAACGCAAGCTAAGATTGCTGACGATGCTGTCGGTGCAGACCAATTAGCAAGCAGTGCTGTAGTCACAGCTTCCATTGTTGACAATGCTGTAACTTTGGCAAAGATGGCTGGTTTGGCTAGAGGTAAATTGATTACAGGTGATAGCAGTGGAGATCCTTCAGCTTTAGCAATTGGAACCAACGGTCAGTATTTAAAATCCGATGGCAATGATTTGGTTTGGGGTTCGGCTACTATATCTGGTTTAGCTTGTGATGATTTAACGGTTGGTGATAGTGCTGTTACTCTTTCTACATCATCTGGTAATATTACTATTGATGCTCAAGGCAATGATACGGACATTATATTTAAAGGTACTGATGGTAGTTCAGACACAACTTTTCTTACTTTAGATGGAAGTGATGCTGGAACAGCAATATTTAACCATGATGTGCAATTAAAGAGTGATGATGCTATTTTAGCTTTTGGTGCTGATAGCGAAATAGTATTGAGTCATGTTCATAATAGTGGTCTTGTTTTAAAAATGGTTGGAACAGCAGACAATACATATCCTACATTGACCTTTCAAGCTGGTGACAATGACATTGCTTTGAATGATGTTTTAGGCACAATTAGTTTCCAAGCACCAGATGAAGCTTCAGCAAGTGGTGATAATAAATTAGTTTCAGCTGGCATTGACGCAATAGCAGAAGGTGATTTTAGTAATACTTCTAACGCAACATCACTAGTATTTAAAACTGGTGCAAGTGAAACAGCTGTAGAAAAAATGAGAATTATGTCTGACGGAGATACAGGAATTGGAACTTCTGCTCCAGCAATGCCTCTTCATGTAAAAGGTGGTAGCTCCAATGGAACTATAAGAGCAGAACACGCATCTAATAGTGCTTATGTTGATTATAAATATGATGGTGCAGTATCAAGTGGTGATTTATATCACACAGCTACTGGTGCTAATCTTCAAGCTTTCTTTACTAATAGTACAGAAAGAATGAGGATAGAGGCTGGTGGTGATATTGATGTTCAAACAGGTGACATTTTTTTCTCAACTGCTGGAAAAGGTATTGTACTAGGAGCGACTAGTAACACAGATGCAAACACGTTGGAGGATTACGAAGAAGGTTCATTCACACCATCTGCTTATGCTGATTCTGGCAACTTTGCATTTAATTCCTCTTACAACACTCTCTTTTACAGAAAGGTTGGAAAAGCCGTTCATTTTGGTGGTTATCTTTATACAACGAGTACGAACAGTCCAAGTGGAACTATATTTTTAGGGAATTTACCTTTTACATCTGGAAGTGGTGTTACGAATTATGCTCCAGTTGACATAAGAGTTTGGGGAATAAGTGCTGACCCAACAACTGGTCGTTCTAATTCTGCTCAAGTCTATGCAAGGATAATCAATAATAACACCGTAATACAAATTTATGACACGACATCTACAAACATAGCAGCAACTAGTGGTAACTGGCTTAATATAGATAGCAGTACAGATTTTATAATTAGTGGCACATACTTTGTAGATTAATTAAGGAGAAAAAAAATGGCTTTAAGTGAATCAGCAGAATACGATATCGTAACTGTAAAATTAAAATGGAATATTGAGTGGAGAAAAGCACTCGTTATTAAGAGAGATGATAAAGAAATTTCAAGAACTTTTGAGCGAGGTACATTAGTTCCGTATCATACAGACAAAGATAGTGATGGAAAATTTACCCACACAGATACTGATTTGTCAGCTTTTGACGGAACTCAAGTAAAGTCTGTAGCTGAATCTGCTTGGACTGATGCAATAAAAGCAGAATATAAAACATTTATTGAGAGTCAAAGATAAATGAAATCAGCATCAGCAAGACTTGATACCCATGAAGCCGTTTGTGAAGAGAGATGGAAGGAAACTATTATGCGTATAAGAAGACTTGAACATTTGGTATTAGGTAGTGGTGGTGCAACTATCGTTTTATTATTGGGATTAATATTAAAATGAGTATTGTATCAGCTTTAGTTGGTCCTGTTACAGGATTGCTTGACAAGTTTGTAGAAGATAAAGATCAGAAAGCAAAGCTTGCTCACGAGATTGCTACTCTTGGCGACAAACATGCACAAGAATTAGCCTTGGCTCAAATATCTGTTAACAGAGAAGAAGCAAAAGGAAACTGGTTTCAGTCAAGTTGGCGTCCAGCAACTGGATGGTGCTGTGTTGCTGGTTTTATGGTGAATTTTCTTATTTCGCCTTTGATGTCGCCGTTTGGCGTCGTCATTCCCCAAGCTGATACAAGTGTTATGCTTCCTGTTTTAATGGGTATGCTTGGTATTGGAGGTTTAAGATCGTTTGAGAAAACAAAAGGGGTTGCCAAATGATGAACCTTGTTGATGTTATTAAAGAAGACGAAGGCTGTGAGTTAAAGATGTATAAAGATACAGTAGGTGTTTGGACAATAGGTTATGGTCATAACTTGGAAGAAGGCATCGACCAGGAAACAGCTGAGTTTATTCTTAGTAGAGACTTAGAAAAACATTCACAAGAATTAGATAAACATAAACCACATTGGAGACAGTTACCTGATAATGTGCAAATTGTTGTTTTATCAATGCAATTCAATATGGGATGGAATCGTTTTTCAAAGTTTGTAAAGTTTTGGCAAGCAATTGAATCCAATCCTATTGATATTAACGAAGCTTCTATCCAAATGGAAGATTCTAAATGGTGGGATCAAATAAAATCTCGTGGTCCTAAGTTACAAAATATTCTTTTAGGCAATCACAGCTGAAACTTATATGGGTATTAGTAGTTTTACTGCAAGGCACTGAGATAACAGAGGAGATTTACTTCAATGATTTGGATTTGTGCCTTGAATTTTCATCCAAGATACGTGAACAGAACACCCATCAGCGTGTCGCTGGCGATAAGGTGTTTATCAAGGCTTACTGTATTCCTAAGAAAGCAGAGGAATAACTAGGTCACAATCATACATAGACTATAGTTTCTACCCCTCTGAGGGTCTTTATATGGACACGTTTAACTAAACATTCCGTCTTTTTGGAAAGGAACTATCTGATCTTCGATAATTGCCTGACCTGTTACACCAGCATACCCAGCAATATCAATCCAGTTATCTAAATGTTTTGGATTTTCCATAATCCTAGCCATCTTTACACCCATCATCATCATTCCAACTTCTTCAACGCTGATGTCGACGCCTAATATAGTTGACCATAACTTTGATATGCGTAAGAAATGTTCTCTTGGATGTCCATAGTTAGGACCACGATCATCAATTGCATCTTTAGCTTTTTGAAGTATGTCATTTGCTTTCACGTTTAATTCTCCTGTAAAAATAAATATTAAAACCAAAAGATATAATAATAATAATTGGCATCATGAATACAAAAAGATACACGTTGATCTCTTCGTATGATATACCTATAAGAAAGGCGAACCAAAACAAAGCATGGACACACCAATCAAATAAAGTATCAATCCATTCTATTCCAGAGTTAGCCATTTTTATCTGATCCTACCATTTGGAAATACATTAAACGATCAACTCTATTAACAGGCCTATTACGAACAAGTTTATTATCAATAACAAGACGTTTTTTATTTCCACTTGATGTATGTGGATATTTTTTTTGACCATCATAATCAGATATCTCATCTAAAACATTTCGTGTTAGTACAGCTATTGTATTATTAAAAGATATACGACCATACTTATCATATTCTTCGGCTCTTGGATCGTCAACAAACTGACCTTTCGCCCAATTCTCAGATAGACGTTTCTTCTTTGGTACATGTTTTGGTAAAGTCCATGATGGTTTATGCCATTGCGATTGTTGTCTTGGAGCATTGTTTGGTTTCTTTTGATACAGAATGTTTTTTGTTTGATCTACAGTAAGTCCAAATTTTTTAGCAACATCTTCTGTAGTGTGTATTTTATCATGTTTGTATCGTTTTAATAACATTCCTTTTTGATGAAATGCTTTAACTTGTTTTTTAAAATCTTCTGAATATTTTGTCATTTATTTTTCCTTGTTTGTTTCTCCAATAATAAATCAACATTATAACGTGATAAAAATTTAACGCCTGATATTGTTATAGTTTCAATACAATGTTTTTTTATAAGTCTTTTAATAGCGTCAGACGTTATTTTATTTTTATCTAATGGACCAGCCATGTCGTCTAATCTTTTAGCAAGACTAGCATAAGATGTTAAATCTAACATTTCGACATAGCTTTTAGATGCATCGTTTAATTTAGAATGGTATGTCATCATCTGATCCATCATAATTAGTTTGTTTAGGTAATGGTTCAGCTGTATTATCTTCTTGCTTTTCACCATTCATTCCTACGATGTTTGATTCTGTTCGGTCTGATACTGCAAGTTTTATATAAGGAGTGCCATCAGTTTTTTTATTAACCCATCCAGCTAAACGTCGTTCACCAAATTTATTGGTTCCATATTTTGGTTGATTTGGATTGTCTGTTATATCATTGATATAAAAGTTAGACATCTTTAACCAAATAGTATTGTATATTTCACCATCTTTTGTTTTTTGTTCTAACATTAAAGCATCAGATTCAACGCCTTTATTGTTAATAGTTCCTAATGCTTTAACATTTGTACCAGCATGAGGTTGCCATAGTACACCACTATCGGTGTTATCGTAAGTATTGTCTTCCATTAGAATGGGTCCTCTTCGTTTGTTGTTGTGTCCATAACATTTTCAACTTTAATTTTTTCTGTTGATGGTTTGTCTGGACGTTGTGAACCTTGGTTGCCGTCGTCATCTGCTGATGAGAGAGCAAATAAGGTTGATAAGGAGTATCGCTTGGCGTAAGTAATTGCTGATCCAAGTTTTTGAGGGTTGTTTCTATCAGCACAATAACAAGGTATAGATATTGTCCAACGTTCTTTTGTTGGTACAAATTCCATAACAGCTTCAATGATAAGAGTGCCACCTTCTGTGATAGATGATTTGAAATAATGTATAATATTAAATTGATTTGCTTGTGAACATGCACTTAATACTTCTTCCAGATCAGCGTAATCATTTTTAAAATGAGGGTTGTTTTTCTTTTTTAAAGCTTTAATACCCATACGTTGAAAAGCTAAGAAAGCTTCAGGTAAATCTTTTGGATGTGGTTTTCCTGGTGCTTGTTTTATTTTTGTTACTGTGTTATTTTTTGACATGATGGTCAACTCCTTGGTTATCATTAAGAGAGTGTAGTTACGCTACATTCTCTTTTTTATTGAGGACTTTTATAGATCGCCGTCCTGTTTTAGAGCGAGTAATTTCTAGTTTATCACAATAAGCAGTGTGAATGTCATCTGTAACATGAGACAATAATGTTTTCTTAGCTGTATCAAACAGATCAGCATCCTCTTTCTTATCAAGATAAGTATGTACTGAGTTCATAAATTCATTATTAGAAGATTTGTCGACGGCAATCTTATCATCGATAAGAATGTCATCAGTTGCTACAACTTTTAAAGGTTCGCTGGTTTTTTGTGGTGGAATATTGTTATGAACATATGTCCAAAACTCAACAACCGATCGCATAATCTCTTTAAAATAGTTTGGACTGTAATTAATTTTAACAGCTTCATGTCTATTGTTACCAAACAACACAGACAAATAACAATACTCAACACTGAACACATGCATGTATGTTTGCACTTGTGGCATGTAGGTTTCAGTAACATTACGCATAGTATTTCTATCATAGGTATGCTTGGCTTCAACAATATAAAGATATCCATTATCATCAAAGACAGCACAATCAGCTGTGCATTTTAAAGGAACAAAACTACTGTATTTAATTCCATACGTTGATTGATAATCTGTTTTAAAATTATAATCATCAGGATGTAAAACATTATTTTGAAACAATTTAAGATTTAATGATTCTGTTTCAATTCCTATTTGAACAGGAATACTGTCAGATAAATCTTCAGATTCTTTTCTTCCTGTCTTAACTTCCCATAACTCATACCATTTATTTTTATCCATGATTTTGACAACGTCTGAGCCACCAATAAAACCTTTTCTATTCATACTTATCTCCTTGGTTATAGTTTATTTATGCACTATTTTATGCAGTTAATCAAGTGTTATGGTGCGTAAATGCAGTAATTCATGCAAGTTTTTACGCACTTCTATGTCACGTTCTATAGGTGCATAAATTTCAGAATACGTCGGCCAGAAAGAATTATGCCGTGCTAGTTTTCCAATCTGATAAATAAAAAGATCAGCTGGTATTTCTTTACACATACTTAATGTTACTTTTATTTTTGATTCTAGATCTTCCTGTGTAACATTAGGTCTTTGTTGAAGGTTATACATAATAAATAAATTCTCACGCATTTTATCATCAGGCAATGGAACCATTGATTGTTCAACAGTCTTTAAAGCTACAAGTAAGTTTTCTTTTGTAGGGTTTAATAGATTGTATCGTACAAATCCTTTACTAAAATCTTTGTTATGCATAACATCTATTTCAATCTGATAAGCTAAGTCCGAACGCACTTGCGAGAGAAGTTTTTCCTCTGTTTGATTTGGCTTTTGTTTTGCTAATACTACACTTGCTGAGTTCTTCTCTTGATTTGTTAGCAATGTTAACGCCTTGGATTCTTCGACACCAACTTTGGTAACAGGCAAAGGGTGAGTGGACGACGCCTTTATCTTTCCAATAACGTTTATATTTTTTAATTTCTGCATTGTGATCTATACCTCCTAAATGTGGTAGTTCATTATCTATGATTTGTTTTTGATCTTCTGAAGGATTCCAAGTATCGAACACACTTACAAGCTGGCTCTTGTCGACGTCTTTATTCTTGGTTACTTCTAGGTTAGTGTCCATCTCTCGGACAGGGGTGTCCAGCTGTCGGACAGGTTCTTTGCGTATAACTTTAAGGTCGTATAAAAAACTGTAGTGATTAGATCGACCACGATTAGCATGTCGCTGTATAAGTTTCATGTCTTCAAGCTTCTTTAACTTAACATGAATTGTTGATCGTGATACACCAGAAGTTTTAACAAGATAATCTATTGATGGAAAGCAATGCCCTGTTTTTTGATTCTCACAATCAGCAAGACATATTAATATCCATTTCATAATGCCGTCGCTTAACTCTAGTTTCATTGTTGCCATATGTCTTTCAAAACTCATTTGATTTCCTTTACTTTGTATTAAAACTTGTAATGCGTTGAAGCATCATGTAAGTTTTAATTGACTCCCATCAAGAGCTACCTTGCTCTGCTACTTAAACCCTAGTGTGTCGCAACGCTAGGGTATTTTTTATATCTCTTCTTTAGTTAGATACACTGATAAAATGTTTTCAATAGAATCTGTAATGTCATTGAATTGATTTTGTTTTTCAGGTGTAAAAACTACATCACCATTTTCATCTTCCATATAAATAGGATCAAGTGATGCGTATTCTAAAACGAAGTGGGATATTGATGCATACATTGCTACCCATTTCTCTGCTGGTATAGTTACTTTTTCTTTTGATATAGTTACGTTAGACATAGTTCATATCTCCCCATTGAATTGCCATGGCTCTTGCGATACCATGATAGAATTTACTGCGTATCTTCCATCTATTTTTAGAAGGTGCTGCTTTATGACATTCATCTCTGGCTGTACTGCCGTCGACATTTCCTGTTGGTATTAATTTTGGTAGGTTTTTTAACCAAAGACAGGTTCTTTTCTTGACGTTGTCTGAACTGTCGTCGTCAGTTGCAAACTGCCAAGGCTGTATGCTTTGAGAAAATGGCTGGTAGTTTTCAATCCTTTGCTTTGCATGTTTGTGCATTACTGGATTTTCTACAGCAATTCTTGGTACGTCAGCATTAAGAAGTTCTGAAAATAATTTAGCACCATCTTCAAGTTCGTTCCACATTTGTTTAAGTGTTTTGTTCGGTGGTGGTTTACTCAACCACCTTACACCAGAATTACAAAGTCGAGTGCAAGGTGGATGAGCGACCATAAGCATATCCCAGCTGTCTGACCTCAGAACATTTAGTACATCATCTTGGATATGTTTGTTTGTTGGTACATCTGATGGGAGGACATCACATGACCAAGCATCGTGACCTTGATCGATAAAAGCTTCTCGAACAACGCCTGATGTTTCACAACCTATCAATACTTTCATTAAGTTTTCTCCTTAAAATTGCAAGTGCTTTGTCATTGTTAATATTGACACAAAGATAGGCATCACCTGATCTTTGTTTCATTACAAGAACATCACGTTCATAGCCTTGTGTTTTTTTGTGGAGAATTTTATGTATGAATGACCAACCTTTGCCGTTGGCTTGGTATTTTGATTCAACAATTAATCGTTCATTAAGAACAGTGATCTCAACATCACCAGGAAAGTCGGCAAGCTGACCAGATAAAGGTTGTCGTCTTGCTTGCCATCCCCAAAGGTTAAGTATGTTTACCCACCAATGTTCATGGTAAGTTCCTTTTCTTTTATTTGAGCTTGTCAATTGTAATACCTAGTCCAAGTGCATCAAGCCAGCAACTAAACATAAATCCTGATGGCACTCGTACATATGTCTCCCATTTTTGAACAAGGCTTGGTTCGCATCCAATGTCAAAGGCTAAATTTTCTTGGCTTATACCTTGTTCATTACGATATTCACGAAGCTTTGTGATTATCTTTTCCCAATTCTCGGTTACTTGAATTGGTTCTTTGTAGTGAGTGAAGTGCATCCATAACCTCTTTTGCTGTATTATACCTCAACTCTGAACCTTTCATAGTACGATAGTAAGTAGACGTCGGCACACCTGATTCTTTAAAGGCTTCTAATATTGGCACGTTTATCTCGAGTGCTTTTTTAATTAACGTTACTATATATGGTTCCATATTTATACTCTACTGCATTAATGCAGTGGTTACAACTATTTTTTAATATTAACTAAAGTCGAAAGAACCGATGGGATATTTGGGGGTCCCATCGGCACTTTCTTTTTTCTTATGGTAGATAACTATCTAAGTCTATTGAGAATTTCCAGCCTGATAAATTATCATCCATTATTTCTGAGATGTATTTGAACTCACTTTCAATTTGTTCATTGGTTCTAACACCTTCAAACTGAAAAGTAATAGTAGCTTTCGCCGTCACATTTACTGTTTGCAGTTCTGCTTTTTTAAATTTAATAACTTTGCTCATACCACTCTCCTTTCATCGTGATCTAAAATCATTTCTGTTTCAGCTTCGTCAGCCATAGCATCAAGCTTTGCATTAACTTCAGCTTCGAGTGATTCTAAATGTCCGTGATTAAGAGGATAAAAATATTCTTTTAAACGATTTATATATGACGCTACAATAATTGGATCTTCGGTAGCATAACATATTGTGTCGCATAAAACTTTTTCATTTGTTTCATCTACATACTGCATAAATAGTTCTCCTTGGTTAATTATATAGTATTATACTGCATTAATGCACCTAATTAAGCAACCTTTAATTGTTCAAATTGCTGTAAATTATTGCAATAATTCATGGAATCTTTGGCATGTGTAATAGCATCCCAAAGTATTTTTGGTTGTTCTTTCATAGCAGAAATCCATGATTTCATATAGGTAATACAATCTTCTGTTGGTTGTGATGCAATACCTAATTGTGATGAAAGAAATGCTGATGTCATTTCAGCAATCAGTTCTTCAAATGCATAGTCTTTTCTTTTGCGTGAGAAGTTTCTATTCAATCTATTCTTCGCACCTGTCCAATGAGAAAGTTCATGGAACAGTGTAGAATAATAAAACAATTCATCTTTAAACTTACTGACATCAGGCATGTTAATTAAATCTTGTGATGGTCGGTAATATGCTTTGTTTTCTTTATGAACAATGACAGCTTTTGTTGATGATATATATGTTTGAACGGCGTGTCTTTTATCTGGGTTTATTGAATACACTGTTTTAAATGGTTGATCGCTTTCAATACTAGAAAGACCTTTGACCTGGTCACGATTAAATACAGCCCATGTTTTAAATCCTTTAAGGAATTTATTGTCGTCGTCATCCTTTATTAATTTGGGTTGTAATATATATTGGTCAAATGCTGATGCTGATTGTCCACCAAGATTGCCACCGATTGCTTTCCATTGCTGATAGGTTCCCCATTGATTCGATGAATAGCCTTGCATGTCTTTACACATCCAAAGCCATATTGAATTTAATCCTTGATACTGATGTCCTTTAATGCTGATTGGCATACTAAAATCGTTCTGATGCCAAGGCATAACCCAGCTTTGACTGCACTCTTCAATGCGTTCAATCATTTTCTTCAGGATACGTTCAGGTTTACTCATTATGTTTCTCCTATATATTTTTTAAGTTTTTCATATGTTGAAAAGAAAGAATATCTTGTTCGGTCTGCGTGTCCATTTAACCAACGCATAAAGTTACTCTTACCAACGATTTGAAATGACTCCTCTTCATCATGGTCATATATATGAAATTCAAGATAACGGTTAACATCAAATCTTTTCATTATGTTTCTCCATTGATGGTATAACTATGAATAAGTGGACAATACAATTACCAATTATTCCTATGAATATTAATTGCCATATGCCTGACCAACTACCCATGATCTCTGGATAGTGATGAAGCATTACAATTATTTGTAAGCTGATAAAGATTCCAAACCATAATGCTAGTTTCATTTCTCTACTCCTTTAATATGAATTATTGATGGATGTTCTGACGCCGTCATTACTACTACTAATACAAGCTAGACGGCGAGGTCTTTGGTTTTTATAAGATTGGTTTTATTTCTATGCGAGTGTTTGCATCTTCCATGTTTTTTATTTTGTTTATAATCTTTACAGCATGGAAAAAGTATTTGGTTTCTCTGATTGTGTAATCAGTCCAATACGTTGTGTTATATCTTACACTTACCACTACCTTATACATATTATACACTCCTTTATTTCGTAACCAACTTTATTAACTCGACAAAAAAAAGAGCCGACATTTCTGCCGACTCTTTAGGGAGGTTATTATGATGCAATTAATTTATCGATTTCTTCCAACTCAGCTAGTTGGTTCTTAGTAACCTTGGACTTTTTATTCTTAGTCCATGTTTCGCCGACAAAGTGTGAATGAACAGCTAAATCTGCTTTATGTCTTAGTTCTAGTTCAGCTAATTCAGCTTGCATGTTTTTGTAGACGTCGAGTTTCTTTGACATCTGATTAGTTGTCACTTCACTACCAGCATTTTCAGAGCGAAGGACGACTAATTCACCCTTAACCTCTGACATTTGCTCAACCTTCCAACTGATTGCGTTGTTAGAAGTAAAGCATGCGTCTCGTGCCATTTGACCTCTTAGATATGCAAAGTTATCTCCTGTGTGGTGGTTAATAACTGCTGTTTTCAAAGATGTTAGATCTGTAAGTGATTTATTTTTAGGCATTTTCTAGTACTCCTTGGTTTAAATCGATGGGAATTACCATCATGTGGAAACCAAAGCATCACTCTTTACACCTACAAGCTACTGTTCGCCAAGCCGAAGGCTTAGCATCTAGCGAACAGCAATATAAAGTCTGATACATTAACTTTACGGATTCTTGGAGCGCACAGTTAATTGTATCAGATAAAGAGTTATGCTGACTTGGAGCATGATTCTTAGGTAATTCGCATGGATTTAAATCTTTAGGAGTAGTTTAAATGGCTAGGAATAAATCACTTTTACAGATCTTCATCTTTGAAAACAGTAGTTATGGTTTTAGTAGTCTTTTAGTTGGTTTTTGTCAGGAGATAACTTTCTTTGCATATCTTAGAGGTTGGATGGCATGAGTTTTACGCACGCTTAACTTATGGCAACGCAATCAATTGGATGTTAGGTTGTGCTGGCTGAGATTAAGGGTACTTGAATTAGTCAGTTCTTTGTTCTGGAAATGATGGAAGTGATTAGTGACACTTAGCATAGGGCAAAGGAACTCGAGGTCGTATAAAAACACGCATGGTGGGTTGGATGAAATAGGAGTTAGACATCACAGATTTAGATGTTTATTTATACTTTGTCGTCTTGTGAAACTGCGACTTATAATAACAAGTTCATGGGTGCTTAGTACCACTCTGAGTTTCGATACATTAATTGGAGCATAATGTACCGTACTTAAGAGTTGGTAGACATGGCATCTTAGGCTCTTTATTTGGTCGAGGTAATACGATAAGCTACCATTCGCTCCTTTGCGAATGGCATCTATTATCTTTTGTGTGTTGACAGGGTGCATATTTAGTCTGTAAAGAGGGGGATATAGGGGGTGTTTGCCAAATGAATAAGATAGATACAAGTCGGACATTGACGGCGAAACAGACGGCTTTGGTTGATACGTTGGTAGCAAAAGGATGTTCGATTAAAGATGCAAGTCTTGAAGCTGGCTACGCAACTGGAGACAGTGGGAGAGTGACAGCCAGTAAAGCTTTGCGACTGAAGCATGTCCAAGCATATATGATGACGAGGATTCAAGAAACCCTCGGACTTAACGCTACGACTGCTACAGCAAAGCTTATTGAACTCGCTCGTGGTGCTAAGAGTGAGTACGTTCAGCTTGAAGCAAGCAAGGATATCTTAGATCGTGCAGGCTTTAAAGCACCAGATAAACACATGCATCTTCATGCTGGAGATATTAGTGTTAGCATCGATCTAGGATGAAGGGTGTAGGGGTCAAAAAAGCCTAGTTCCACTCTGTTACTCCACCCACTCTCAGATTTTTTTCTCTCAAGGCTCGTAATTGTGCGTGGCATTTCTTAGCATGATTGTTCATAACTCCATGCATGAGAGACGCACTATCCTTATTTAAGAACGCCCTAGCTAATTCATTAACGCCTGAGTTTATGAAAAAAGACAAGATGTCTATTGACCAAGTCTTTTCATCTAAAACACAAGAAGCTTTTACAGAATTTCTAGATCACCAGATAGGCGATGCCGACGTCGGCAGTAGGCATAAGTTTAATGGTTATGAAAGTATGCGAGATTATTTTGGTCTGGATAATTTTAATGACAAGGATACCTTTGACTACTTTAAAAGCTTTTACAAAAACAATCCTGGTGAAAATATTAAAATGGCTCTTGGTGAATTTACTGTTGAACGAACAAAGCAAGGCTACAGGGTAATTGATACCTATGACTTTAATCCTAACATTGATTCCAGAGGTAGACAGCTTTACGACGATCAGGGTAAAGAACGGCAAGTAGGTTTTCTACAGGATGTTGTTGGCAACCTTACAAAGCCTTATTCCATGATGCATGCTATAGGAGGTTTAGCTTTATCGGAAGATGGAAGTAATGCCATTGAAATAGATTGGGAAATTCCTCATGGTCAAGAAGTTGCCAGGAAACAGTTTGCCAGTTCAGTATTAACAGCACTAGGAGATTAACATGCCACCACGTCGACAGAACAAAGCACGTATAAACAGAATAACACAAGGTCGTACCCAAGCAGAAAAGCAAGCTGATCAGGAATCTAAAGCGTTGGCTAAATCTCGAGCTAAGTCTACACTGCCAAATCTAAACCAACTACAGGCGAGTGCAAAGTCTATAAAACAAACACAACAAGCACTTGTTCAGAAGCCTGTCGCCGTCAATATACAAACGCCTGTATTAAAGGCGAAGATGTCACCACCACTAGCAAAAACAGGTTTTACAATTTCATCAGGTAAAAGTGGTTTCGGTGCAACGATTAGCAGTGGGTCAAACAACAAGGCTAACCTTTATAAAGATCCTAACACTGGTTCAACAATTGCAACCAAACAGGCACGAACCGATATAGCACAGGGAAAAGATTATAATATTATTGCTTCAACAGCCAGTAATACATTGTTAGGCAAAGGCGTACCTACACCAACGACAAAAGAACGACCAGGATTATTGGGTACATCGTTAACAGGAATGAAATTTGATGCAAAGGCTCCATCTATTTCAGCTGGTGATCTTATTGGTCAAAAGCCAAAAACGCCAGTTACGCCTGTCAGTCAAACAGGCATTACGCAATTTAGAGTAGACCCAATGGAAGAAAAACAAGAAGGCATCCTTTCAAGCCTTAGTAATTCTACACAAACAAAGACTGACCTTCTTCCTAATGTTCCAAAGATACCAACTCTTTTAACAGACCTTGCAAAGAAAAGGCGAGCAAAACGATCTCAAAGTGGTGGTGGTTTTTGGGAAACCATGTTGCGATCACTTCTTCAATAACAGATAGGAATACAAAATGTCACTATACAAGAATATTAATGCTCGTAAAAAGGCCGGTACATCACGTTCAAAAGCAAACTCGACTGTTACAAAGAAAGCTTATGCAAATATGAAAGCTGGGTTTCCTAAAAAGAAAAAGAAGTAATGAAAAACGTACCTCATTATACAAAAGACGGAAAACTTTTTAAAGGCAAAACACATAAAATGCCTGATGGGTCATTACATACTGGAGCTAAACATACAAAAAATTCTCAAGTATTAAGTCATAAGAAACCTAAGAAAAAGAAGTAATGATCTATGGACCCTGTCACGGCTCTTGCTACGGCAACAACGGCATTTAATTTAATTAAAAAAGGCTTTCAGGCGTCTCGTGATGTGGAATCTATGTATGGTGACATCGGACGATGGATGGGTGCCATTTCTGATATTAACCATGCCGAACAAATGTCCAAGAACCCTCCTATATTTAAAAAAATATTTGCTGGTGCATCGGTAGAACAGGAAGCAATGGATGCATTTGCTGCCAAAAAGAAAGCACAATCTATGGAAGATGAACTTCGCAGTTGGATTAATATGGTTCATGGTCCTGATTCATGGGCTGAACTGTTACGCCTTCAAACGAAAATAAGAAAGGAACGAGCCGAACAGATTTATAAACAACAGGAGTTACGCAAGAATATTATGAATGTTGTTGGTATTCTTTTTTTAGCTACTATCGTTGGTGCGTTAATTGTATGGATTGCTTATTTATATTATTTAAGAAAACAAGGAGATATATAATGAGTTTTCTTCATACGTTAAACAAACAGGAACGTGATACTTTACGCAAAGTTGTTAAGATGGTTCACTTTCAATACTACCCTGATGACTATAAATCAGACTATGAAGCTGATAAACTTATTGCATCATTAGGTCCTGAAGTTGTAGCTACCTTAATTAAGACAGGACGAGATCACAACATTGACAACATTTAAATACAAACCTGATGGCGACGTCTTAAAAGCCTTTATGAAAGACAATAGTTTTTTTCGTGGCTTGCGTGGTCCAGTAGGTTCAGGTAAATCAGTTGCGTGTTGTGTTGAAGTCTTTCGTCGTGCATTATCTCAAAAGAAAAACGAACAAGGCAAACGCCGTTCTCGCTGGTGTATTATCCGAAATACCAATCCACAATTACGAACAACAACAATTAAAACATGGCTTGATTGGTTTCCTGAAGATGTGTGGGGAAAGTTTCGTTGGGAAGTTCCCTATACACATTTTATTAATAAAGGAGAAGTTGAACTTGAAGTTATCTTTCTTGCCCTTGATAGACCTGAAGATGTTAAAAAACTTTTGTCTCTAGAGTTAACAGGAATTTGGGTGAATGAAGCACGAGAAATTCCTAAGAGCATTATTGATGCATGCACAATGAGGTGTGGAAGATTCCCATCTATGCGTGATGGAGGTCCATCTTGGTCAGGAATTATCTGTGATACTAATGCTCCAGAAGAAGATCACTGGTGGCCGATCATGTCAGGTGAAGTTCCTGTTCCTGACCATATACCTCGTGAAGAATCCAAGATGCTTGTCCGTCCTGATAACTGGAAGTTCTGGGTCCAGCCTTCAGGAATGAATGAACAGAAAGATGAAAAGGGTGAAGTCCTTGGTTATCAACCTAACAAGAAAGCTGAAAATCAAAACAATTTACTTGGCAGTTACTACATTAATACTGTTAAAGGTAAAACAAAATCATGGATTGATGTGTATGTTATGAACCGACTTGGCAAGATATCCGATGGAAAACCAGTGTATCAGATGTTCGCCAATGAAACTCATATTTCAAAAGAGGAATTGGCTGTTGCCGACGGCATGCCTGTCTATGTTGGTATTGACTTTGGCTTAACACCAGCTTGTGTTTTTGGTCAGAAGGTTCGTGGTCGGTGGTTGATACAATCAGAGATTGTTGCTATTGACATGGGAATTGTTCGGTTCTCAGAAATACTGCGTCAAGAATTAGCAACGAAATATAACAACAGTGAAGCTTTAATATATGGTGATCCGTCAGGTGATTTCCGTGCGCAAACCGATGAATCAACTCCCTTTCAAATACTTAGGGGTGCTGGATTAAAAGCAATACCAGCACCATCAAATGATGTAACGTTAAGAACGGAAGCTGTTAACAAATCACTTATGGCAATGACCGAAGGTAAACCAGCTTTCTTAATTGATTATCGATGTCGGCAACTTATTAAAGGCTTTGAAGGTGGGTATCAATACAGACGGATGCAAGTTTCAGGAGAACGCTTTACTGATAAACCTGAAAAAAATATGTTCTCGCACATCCATGATGCTTTACAATACTTAATGCTTGGTGCTGGTGAAGGGCGTTCTTTGTTAGGGAATAACAAACCTTTGCGATCTTTTAATGCCAAACCTGAATTCGATGTTTTTAAACGCCGTCCTAAACAAAGACGTGAAGGTCTTTGGTCGAGATTATAATTTGTGCGTGGCTAATATATAACTGATAAGATAAGGAAACAATATGTGTATTTTTTCAAGACGACCAATGACAGTTCCTAAACCTCAGGTAGATCCTGAAATCGCTCAACAGAAAGCTCAAGAAGAAGCTCGACAAAAAGAGATGAAAGAAAAACAAGACGCTCAAAAAAAGAAAGTATCCGAAGGTAAAGTAGGACGTCGCTCATTAATATCAGGGCAATCTGGTGGAATAGGATTTTACAAATGATTGAAAACACAGTTATTGCTTTGGATGCTGGTGCAGATAAAGCTGTTGATTTTCTTTTAAAGCGTTATGAAAAAGCAAAAGGAACAAGAGAAAACTGGGTTTCATTATTTGAGGAATGTTATGAGTATGCGCTACCACAACGAGAAAGCTTCTATGCTGAAAACCCTGGTCAAAGACGAGACGACAAAATCTTTGACGAAACTGCCGTGGTCGGAGTTCAGGAATTTGCATCCAGATTGCAGTCAGGCTTGGTTCCAAACTTTGCAAGATGGGCTGATTTTATTGCTGGTTCAGAAGTCCCTCAAGAACAACGTGAGAGCGTTAATGCGCAATTACAAGAGGTAACAGATTATGTTTTTGAAGTTTTACAAAACTCTAACTTTGCTCAAGAAGTACATGAATCATTTCTTGATCTTGCCGTTGGTACTGGCGTTCTTCTCTGTGAAGAAGGTGATGCTATCAACCCTGTTAGGTTTAGTGCGATCCCTTTGCCACATGTTGTGTTGGATGTTGGGCCAGATGATCGAGTTGATAACATTTTTAGAGAGCGCCAAATCCGTTGCAGTCAACTCCTTATTGCGTATCCGAAAGCTATTCTCACGCCAAAAATAATGGAACGTATTAAAACGTATCCTGAAGAAAAACATAAAATAATAGAAGTTATATATCGAGATTACTCTAAGCCAAATGTTATGGCACATAAATATTGTGTTATTGATATGCAGTTTAAAGAAAAAATTTTAGAAGAAAGTTATGAAGGAATAGGTTCTTGTCCTGTAATAGCATACAGATGGTCTAAAGCAAGTGGCGAAATTTATGGAAGAGGTCCACTTATAAATGCGTTAAGTGCAATTAAAACTACCAACTTAACAATTGAATTAATACTGGAAAATGCTCAGATGTCTATTTCTGGTATCTACCAAATGGAAGATGACGGCGTCATAAATCCTGATAATGTTTCGTTAGTTCCTGGTACTGTTATTCCGAAATCACCTGGCTCGTCTGGTCTTCAACCGATAAACTCGGCTGGGCGTTTTGATGTTGCCGACCTCGTATTAAACGATCAACGTAACAATATTAAACGTGCGTTATACAATGACATGCTGGGTGATCCCAACAGAACACCAGCAAGCGCAACAGAAATTGCTGAACGAATGGCTGATCTTTCAAGAAGAATCGGTTCTGCGTTTGGACGATTACAGGCTGAGTTAGTTACGCCAGTATTGCAAAGAGTTGTTTATATCTTAAAGAAACAAGGACGTATTGATCTTCCTGTTATTAACGGCAGAGAAGTTAAGGTACGTTCTGTATCGCCTTTAGCACAAGCCCAATCACAAGCTGATATCGTTTCTGTAGATCGATTTCTTGAATTGGTGGGTGGACGTTTTGGTCCTCAGATGGTGAATCTTCTTATTGATAGTGAAGAAGCATCAATCTATCTTGCACGAAAGTTTGGTGTTCCTGATAATCTTATCCGTGATAAAACATCTCGTGAACAGATTATTCAGATGACAGCACAGATGGCACAACAACAACAGCAACAAAGTATGATGGAGCCACAAGAATAATGGCAACAGCATTGTGGCAAAGAAAAGCTGGCAAAAATCCTAAAGGTGGATTAAATGCTAAAGGTCGTGCTTCTTATAAAAGACAAACTGGTGGTACATTAAAGGCTCCTGTAAAAAAAGGCGACAATCCAAGACGAGCAAGTTTTCTTGCACGAATGGGTAATATGCGAGGACCAGAAAGAGATTCTAAAGGTAAACCCACACGACTTTTATTAAGTCTACAAGCATGGGGAGCATCGAGTAAGTCAGATGCAAAAGCTAAAGCAAAAGCTATTTCAAACAGAAATAAACAAAAAAAATCATAAAGGAAAAAACATGACAGTTAAAGTAGGTATTGATGGTTATAATCGCACTCAAGAACAGGACGAAAAGATTTCAGCTGATATGGGAGCCTTATTTGCATCACCAAGTGGTGCATCGGTATTGCGTTATTTACGCAGTATAACAATCGAAACTGTTGCTGGACCTGATATATCCAATGAAAAATTACGTCATTTGGAAGGACAGCGATACATTATCGGTTTAATAGAAAGACGAATAGTTCATAATCATGGAGTAAAGAATGGACGAACAAGCAACCAGCCAAGAAACAACAAACGAACCACAACAGGAAAGTCAGACAAGACATGAATGGCTTCCTGAAAAATTTGAAAACCCTGAAGCACTTGTAAAAAGTTATACTGAACTTGAAAGCAAAATAGGACAGAAAACAGAAGATATACGTTCTGCTGTTCAACAAGAAATACAAGATGAATTTTATAAAAACAGACCAGCATCTGTTGGTGAATATCAATTACCAGAAACATTGGATGAACAACTAGCTCAAGATAACCAGCTTTTAAAATGGTGGTCAGACCATGCTTTTGAAAAAGGATTATCTCAAGATCAGTTTGCCGACGGCATCAACCAGTATGCTGAAGCTTTGAATATGACAATGCCTGATCTTGATGCTGAAAAAGGTAAGTTGGGTGATACAGCTGACCAACGTATTGAAGCTGTTTCATTATTTGTTAATAAGTTTTTTCCAGAAAATATGATGCCAGCTATACAAACTTTAGCTTCAACAGCCGAAGGTATTCAAGCATTAGAAAAAATAATGGAAATGGATCGTGGAAGCACAATATCAGGTGAAGCTACTTCACCAGCATCGATTTCTCAAGCTGACCTTGAAGCTATGATGAAAGACCCTCGTTATTGGAAACCTGGTGAACGTTCACAGGAATTTGTTGACAAGGTAGCATCAGGCTTTAACAAACTGTATGGTTCGTAAACATATTGCAAGTATTGGTCGGATTGATATTGTTGAAGCAATATCTTCAGATGCTGAACATTTGCAAAATACATTAAGACCAACTGATATTCGTGAATGTCAGATACATGGTGTAACGCCATTTAAAGCGTTGCATCTTCCTTTTAAAGAAAATCGACACCATACATTAACGGCTATGGTTGATGATATTCCAATATGTATGTTTGGTACAGTTCCAATTCGTCAGGATGTTGGATCAGTTTGGTTGCTTGGTAATGATCTTATTGAAAAAAACCATGTTAGTTTTTTGAAAGCATCAAAAGAAATGATTGAACTTGTGCAAACGCATTATCCAATTATAGAAAATGTTGTTCCAGCTGACCATCACAAGACTATTGAATGGCTTATGTGGTTAGGATTTGTATTCCATACCGAGCCTGTTATTATAAATAGTTATGCTTGTTTACGTTTTGTGCGTTGTCAAGTGAACGTAGAAGTGCAACTTCTACCAGCATGAAGGCCCGATTGTGGTTGATCGACCTCGTATGAGACAATCGAATTGATACCTAATTTTGGATAACCAACTGTAAACGAAACTTTTTTTATAGGAGATATCTTATGGCTAATTCCATAGATACTGCTTTTATTAAACAGTTTGAATCAGAAGTCCATTTAGCATATCAAAGAATGGGTTCTAAAATTAGAAACACAGTTCGTACTGTATCTAATATTAGAGGAAGCGTTGTTCGATTTCAAAAAATAGCTTCTGGATCAGCTTCAACTAAAAGCAGAAATGGTTCTGTCACACCGATGGAACTTACCCACACAACTGTGGAAGCAACAATGGCTGACTATTACGCCGCCGAATACATCGATAAACTCGATGAAATTAAAACCAATATAGATGAACGTCAGGCGATTGCAAAATCTGAAGCTGGTGCTTTAGGGCGAAAGACTGATGAACTTCTTATTACAGCTATGGACGCTGGTGCTAATTCTACTCAAATCCATGATACAAGTTCAGCTTTAGAAAAAGCCGATGTGTTATCATTGTTTGAAACTTTTGGTGTCGCTGACGTTCCTGAAGATGGTGGACGTTTTGTTGCCATGAACCCAAAAGGTTTTGCTGACTTATTTGCTATCAACGAATTTGCAAGTGCTGACTATGTAGGTGAAGCAAACTTGCCTTACGCTGGTGGTATGACAGCTAAAAACTTTTTAGGCTTTATGTTCTACAGTACATCAGCTGTTACAGCTGGTAAGAATATAGCGTATCATTCATCAGCTGTTGGATTAGGCATTGGCGCCGACGTCACAACAGAATTGAACTACGTACCTGAAAAGGTATCTCATCTTGCAACATCCATGATGTCCATGGGCGCCTGTGTCATTGATGACAATGGTGTCTATGAAGTCTTAGATAACAACTCATAGGAGAGTAGATATGGCTTACGATAAAGCAAATTTAACTCGATTGTCTGGTGGTTCTGGTGTTAATTTATGGCACTACACGACAACCGATACGATTGCAACAGTCAATACTGCTGCTTATTTTACTGGTGAATCACTTAATATGATTGGTCTTAATGACGTAATCATTGCTGTGACTTCTACTGG